TAGGCGTCCAACCACGCGATGCCCCACCAGCCGGAATCGTCGTAGTAGTGCCGCACGAATCCGGGGTTGTTCCACCAGCCGATGGCGTAGACCTGCTTGATCTCGTCGGTGTAGGTCCGGTCACCGGTGGCGCGCTCGGCGTCCACCAGGCTGGTCAGCGCAACCGCGCCGTTCCACCACGAACTGGTCGACCATGAGCCCAGCTGCGGCAGGTAGTCCACCTGCAGAGCGGCCAGGGCGGCCAGGTCAGAGGCCCGGTAGTCGGTCGGGGTGGACGACACCACGGCCGCAGGGGTCGGAGGCGTCCATAGCGCGGTGGCCAGGCTGGTGAGCTGCATGACCACCGCGCCGACGCCGAGAAGTAGTGCGATCGCCAGCGCGATGGCCGGGCGGCCGGTGCGCGCCAGCAGGGTGCCGGAGAAGCTCCTGTCCACGGTCAGCTCCTGCTCTTGTGGTGCCGCACGCTGGCGATCGCCACGATGAGCAGGAACACGACGGCCAGCACGACGACCAGGCCGAGCACGGCGGCCAGCATGTCTCCGACCAGGATGATCGCGAGCACCCAGCAGAACAGGTGGAATCCGCCTCGGGCGACGGGGTGGTGGTGACGCATCGGGTTCTACCTCCTTGGTTGTTCCCTATGAAGTCCACTTTACACCCCGATCCGGGGGTTGTCTAATAGGGTCCGGCCTGCTGCTCCGCCTCGGCCGCCGCGTCGGACTCCGCCTCGGCGGCGTACGCGTCGGAGCGGGCCGCGTCCATCGCATCCTGCGCCCGGGTCATCGCCTCCTGCCGCAGCTCCGCAATGACCGACTCCGCATCGCGCACGCCGCTCTCGGCGGCCAGCCGCAACGTCCGCAGGCCGATCTCCACCAGCTGCGGCCCCAGCACGCCCCAGCTCGTGGCGTTCGCCCACAGCCAGTGCCGCACCTCCGCCTCGTCCGCCTCGTCCAGCTCCACCCAGTACCGGGTCATGTCACCTTCCCTTTCGACCACTGTTCGTAGGTCAGCTCCAGGGCCTTGAGCGCGTCGCGGGCCTGCTGCAGCTTGCCGTCCATGTTCAGCTCGATCCAGATCAGCGGCTCGTCCAGCGGGACGAGGGCACCTTGCACGGCACCCTTCTCGCCGTCGTGATTGATCTTCGGCATCGCTCTCCTATCCCAGCAGCCGGTTGATCGACCGGCCGACCTCCTCCGTCACCCGACTGCACCACACCTGGGCCTGCAGGAGGTGATCAGCGATGGTGTCGGTGCCACCCTCGTGCCGGTCGCGGAAGCTCTCCCCGGCGGTGGCCAACTTGTTGGGGATCTCGGAATGCAGCTTGTCGATCAGCGGGTTGAGCTGGTTCTGCACGGCCGAGAGATCCACCACCACGTCCTGCAGGATGCGGATGGCGTCTTCCGTGTGAGACATGCGCTCCTCTTTTCAGTTGCCGCGCAAGCGGCCGATGTCGGTCTGCAGGCCGTCCAGCAGCCGGTTGATCGCGGGAATCACCTGGTGACAGCTCTCGGCCGCCTGTTCAGTGGTGCCCTCGTGCTTGTCCGCGTAGATGTCCCCGGCCTGTGCGAGTAGGCCGGTGATGTCCCCCAGCAGCTCGATCGCCTTGGCCACGTTCTGCTTGGCGCGCACCGCGTTCTCGTGAGCCGCCGCCAAGGTGCGCGCGGCGTCGTCGGCGTGACCCATGCCCCCTTCTCCCTCCTCGTACAAGTCCCGGCCGCCCTCATCCATCTCCGCGTCGCACTCCGAGCAGACATCGCCCTCGCGGTCCACGTTCCGGCGACCGCAGATGATGCACAGCGCCATGATCAGCCTTTCGGCTCCGGCGGCCGGAGATGTCCCCGGCCGCCGGAGCGGGTCACTCGTGGCCGAGGGCGTTCGCCTGGGCCCGGATCGCCTCGGCCGTGGCCAAGGCGTTCTGCCTCATCTGCGTGGCCAGGTCGGACACCAGGGACAGTCCGGCCTCATGCGCCTCGCGCACCAGGTCACCGGCCTGGGCCAGGTACCCGGACACCTCGCTGGTGGTCTGGCGGACCGCGTCGGCCGCACCGGCGGTTTCGGTCTGCAGCCGGTCGGACGCCGAATACATCAGCGCCTTGGCCTCGTCAACGGAACCCATGGGGACCCTTTCTGTTGATCGGTCTGGGGAGCCATCCTCAGCGGGGTCTCGATTCCCCGGACGCCTCGCGGCGTTTCGGCCCAGTCACCACGCCAGGCACACGAACCCGGTGCCGTAGGTGGAGATGTCCGCGTAGGGGAACCGGGTCGCCAGCAGGTCGCGCAGCAGGTCGGTCTCCTTCGCGAAGATCAGCGTCTGTCCGAACCGGCGAGTCGTCACCCCGCTGCCCTGGAACTGGGTGCCCCTGAGGGCGCTCTTGACGGCGTTGGTGCGCGTCCGGGGCGTGGTGTTCATCGGGTTCTCCCTCGTGGTGGTTCCCTAACTACAAGCTCGACTATACACCCCGGATCGGGGGTTGTCTAGCGGCCATCTACGTGGGCAGACCCAGCCGGTTGCGCCGCGCCACGATCCGCCGGGCCATCTGCGAAGTCGCCCCGTACGCCACGCCGCCCGGGGAACGCCACGCCCCATCCGGCTGCTTCGACCACTGCGCCGGATCGTGCGTGTCCGGCCGCCGCTGCCCCCGGCTCCAGCCCACCCCGGGCTGTGACCGCGCGCCCGGCCGGGACACCGGTGGAGCCATCGGATCATTGGGCACGGCGGCCGTCAGCGCCGACAGGTCGTACTCCTCGCCGTGCGCTGCCGCGTACGCCGCCACCTGCGCCTCGGTGAACGCCTCCAGCACCGCCTGGGCCAGCTGCGCCCGGTTGCGGACCACGGCCGCCCAGCCTCGCGCCGAGGGCGTGGACACTCGCAGGCCCTCCGGCCGCATCTCCACGTTCACCTGCACGGTGTCGACCTGATGGGCGATGCGGGGCGGTCCGAACGGATCGTCCGGACGTGTGTTGATCTGCACGGTGACCTCCCTACGGCCGGGTGCGGATCGCCATGCCGCCGCGCTGCGCCGACCGGGCAACCTGGGTGTCGATCGTGTTGCGCCCGTGCGGACCCGACCGGGGCCGGTCGTGCGTGCCACCGCTGGACTTGCTCAGCTCGGTGAGCACGTGCACATCCGCGTCCATCCGGTCCGGAGAGTCCTGACTCGGCATCCACGTCGCCATCTGCTGCTCCAACCTCGGCATGTGGCCAACGTGGTGGACCCGTCCGGATTCGTACAGCGGACTGATGAACTCGGCCCGCAGCTGCTTGCTTTTCATCGGCCGCACCCGGTCCACCGGCGGCCCGGTGACGGGGAACTCCAGCAGTTGTGGCACGTGGGGCCACAACTGCTCCAGGGCGTGCTCCAGCTCGAAGGTCTCCAGGTCGGTGTCCAGGCTGGTGGACAGCACCTTGATCGCCTCGAACACGGCAACCTCGTTGTGTTCAGTCGGCCAGTCCTCGCCGAACCGGCTCCACAACTCCTGCTGCCGGTGCAGCTCCTGGGCCTGCAGCAGGATCGTCTTCCACTCCTGCTTGATGGCCCGGCGCAGGCCGGACAGCGATTGCTCGTAGGCCAGCGCCGAGGACCCGTGCCGCACCATCGCGAAGATCGCCTGGCGAATCCACTGGGCCACGGTGTAGTGGCCGGAGTTGTCCTCCAGCACGTAGAAGTCACCGTCGTGCCCGGCCCCGGCGGTGATGATGCCCGCCTCGTCCCCGGACCCGGTGTTGTCGGCCGGGTCCACGAACGTCAGCACGCGGCGCAGCGGTGGTGCGGCGGCCACCCGGCTGTGATCGAACCAGGCCCGCTTGAACGTGCCACCTTCGGGTGCCGAGGGCTCACCCTGGTACAGCGCGTGCCACCAGCGAGTGCCCGCGTTGATGCGCTTGTTCTCCCACTCCTCGGCGCTACGTCCCCGCGCCGACACCAGCCAGTCGCCGGGCGCGCGGCCCAGCGGGTCCTCCGGCCCGGCCTGGGCCGGGATGTTGATCTGCTTCCACTGCCGGGTGACACGGGTGGCGTCCTCGGCCAGCAGCCAGCCAGACAAGTCGTCCTCATGCCAGCGGGTCTGGATCACGATGATGATCGACCGGCCGGACAGCCTCGTGGTGGCCACGGCCTGGTACCAGTCCTTGACGCGCTGGCGGTAGATGTGGCTGTCGGCCTGAGCGGCGTCCTTGAGCGGGTCGTCGATGATCAGCACGTCGAGCGGGCGGCCGGTCAGGGCCGACCCGATCCCGGCCGCCAGCATGCCCCCGGCGCGCTGTCTCCCGGGGATGTCGGTCAGTGCCCAGTTCGTGGCCATCGCCCGGTCCGGGTCCAGCGTCAGGCCCAGGATGTCCTCATGATCGGGGTCGCGCTTCTGTCCTTTGTAGCCAGAGCCGTGCACCTCGATGATCTGGCGGGCGGCCAGCGTGGACTGAGCGGCGATGCCCTGCTCGTAGGAGGCGATGCCGATGCGCAGCGTCGGGTCCTGCAGCAGCAGCCACACCGGAGCGATCTGGGACAGCCGGGAGGTCTTGCCCTCCTGCGGCGGGGTGTTGATCACCCACCGGGTCCACAGCCGCTCCCAGGAATGGATCACCACCTCGTCCAGCTTGTCCAGCATCGCCGTCTGATACTCGTCCGGCCGCACCCGCTGCGCGAGGTGAGCCGGGGTGGGGAAGGTCGCGATGGCCTTGCGCCGGATCAGCACCCGGTTCAGGCGTGTCTGCAGCAGCTTCTGCTCCGAGGGCGAGAGACCGTCCAGGATCTTCCGCACCTCGGGATTCATGCGCTCTCCGGCATCCTGTCGATGCGCCGCAGCTGCGTCACGCCGTCCACGTGGGCGTCCACCACCTTGAGCACCTCGTCCACCGCCTCGTCCACGCGCTTCACGGTCACGTCAACTTTCAGCGCCTGGTCCATGCCCAGCACGGAGCGGAAGTCCCGGCCCACGGCCAGTGCCACCTCCACGGCGCGCGGTTCGCCCTTCAGTGCCCGGGGCATGATGGCCCGGCGCAGCATGCGCAGGTTCTCCAGCTCCTCGGCGAACACGGCCTCCCGGATGTCGGCGTGGTCGTCCAGGACCCGCGCCATCTCCTTGCCGAACAGCCGTTTGGCGGTGTACTCGGGGATGTCCAGCGCGCGGGCGGCGGCCCCGATCGTCTGGCCGGAGGCCACCAGCTCCATGATCTTGCGCTGGTTGAGCGCGGCCTGCGCCCGCTTGGTGGATGTCGCAGCGGTCATAGCGCGAGAATACCACCCCGATCGGGGCGCATACTTGGCTAGATCGTGGCGTGATCTGCCCTTTCGTCCAGGAACTCCTGGATCATCTCCTTCAGCACGGCCGTGGCCCGATGATCGCCAGCCGCGTCGCCGTAGTACACCGACAGCCCACCGGCCCGCTGCTCGGACACCCAGCCCGCCAGGCGTTCCGCCCGGGTGCGGGCACCTCTCAACCATGCCTCATTCTGGTGCGATCCGCGCCGCTTGCGCCGGGACGCCGCCACCTCGGCCGGGGCCGACAGGTACAGCACGCGCACGTTCCAGCCGTACTCCACGCACGACATCAGGAACCGCTTCACACCCAGCCGGGCACCCTCGGCGAGCACCAAGTCCGCCTCCGGGGACGCGGACGTGGCCATGTACGCCATGTAGTCGATCGCGCCCGTGATCGCGTTCATCGGCAACGCGTCGGTGCCGGAGAACGTGTCGCGCCGGTAGCCCAGCTCCACCGCCGTGGGCCAGTCCTCAACACCGGGACGCCACAGCAGGTCGCGTCGCGGCCAGCCGTGCTCCGAGGGTTCCGTCGCCCGCTGCCAACCGGCGGTGGCCTGAGCCATGGCGGTGGACTTGCCGATGCCGGGTTCCCCGACGACGTAGATCATCTGCCTCATGTCCAGTCCTTCACGATCTGCTCGGCCCGCGCCGGGGCCAATGCGTAGCCGGTGCGGTGGAAGCCGCCGAAGTAGGAGTGCAGCGTGCCGCCGTGCTGGCGGGGTTCGGGCATGCTCTGCGCGCGCAGGCCCACCTCCTGGTTCCAGCCGCTGGTCGTGGTGATCATGCCGATGTCGTGGGCGGCGGCCAGCATCGCCTGCCCCTGCTTCATCGCCGCCTCCAGGCCGCGCGCCGAGGACGAGCCCAGTCGCACCGTGCCGCCGACGACACCCGCCACGATCGACTTGTACGGCGCGTAGTGGTGCACGCGGATCTGCGCGTCCATCATCGGCGTCAGCACACTCGGGTCGGGGTGGGTCCAGGTCACGCCGTAGGTCAGGCCCG